AAGTCGATTTCAATTTTTTCGCCTTTCAAAATATACCGCTTCAACTCCTGAACGGTCATACTATCGGCCAGCTCGTTTAGTTTTAAACATTCTTTCTGATACAAATTGATTTTGTTTGAAATCAGTTGTTCCAGAAATGCAGCATTGGTGCCGAGCGAATAACCTTTTTTACTTTTATTGGGAACGACATACCATTTAGTACTGATATAATCGGCCTTTCGGTTGTGCGTAATCCTGATTTTCAGGTTTGTGGTCCCGTCAGATTTTATATGATTTTCGCCCTTAAGAATTACCGCTTTAAATGTTGCCATAATGCACCTATTAATTCAAGTGCAAAACTATGCATTTATAAACTATTTATAAACTTATTTCGATTATTTGTACAAATACGACCGTACAAATGAAATAAAAAAGGCTTCAAATCCCTTTGAAACCTTCTGTATTGCTTGAGCCTCTTACAAGATTTGAACTTGCGACCTGCTCATTACGAATGAACCGTTTAACATTCTACATCGCTTTATTTGCAACTCTTTCAGTGGTGTGTTGAAATCGTTTATAAACTATTTATAAAAAAGCATCAGTTTTTGAGCGCTGAAATGGTTCTATCTTTTTGCGCGGAGCTGGCCGACGAACCAAAGTAATAACTGTAAATTTGAGTTAATACCGCGCTTAAAATGCCCAATATATAGAGAACAACATCTTTAGATCCTTCCGGGTAAACGGTGGGTTTAAAGATAAGAATAAAAAACAAAGTTAAGGTAATGGCCGTGGTACCCAATGCCAGCAATGGGGAAACATTTTTCGAAAGCTTTGTGGCATTTTCGCTTTGTGCCACTTGTATTTCTCGGTTTCGTGCGCTGGAGGTGTCCTCTATTGCCAAGCGTTTTTCATCAATCGAAAGCTTTTGCATCTCGATTTGAAAATTCATTTCCGATTTACGGATTTCATTATCGAGTTGCTGTTTTTCTTCTTTGGTAGTGATTACAGTATCCAAAACTTTACCAACCGAATTGACTAACGTATCGGCACCACCCGCAAATAAATCTGTTAAAAAACTCATTGAAATTGTGAATTATGAATTGTAAATTATAAATTAAACCCAAATTAATAATTAACCATTAATCTTCGTTTAAAGCGCGCAAAACCCATCCGTAAAAATACTTGCGGCTGGTAGGTCGTTTTTTTACGATATTAACATATCGGGCAATTTTCGAAACAGTGAACGCGGCCAGAAAATGTTCGGTATCGAAAGTATTGATTAAGTCAATCGATTGTTTACCGATTACACCATCAATTTTAGCATTTACAACCAACTGGGCAAGCGCGGCACTGGCCGACACCCCGGCATTTACTGCAAAATCGAATATTGAATTAGCAACTTCCTGATTTTGGATGTCATCGCCTTTTACTTTATCCCAATAATTCAACTGGTAAAATTCAAAAACCGAATTTTGCAAATCAACATCTTTTTCGAGATTAACAGGAAAATCAGCCGAACGTTTAAGCATGTCGATAATCGGCCAGCCATCCCATTTGCTGTTTATTTTGCGCGCTACGCCTTTGTAAGTTTCACCGCCTGGGTCGGATGGATCGTTACCATATCCGCCCTCATGCGCGATCATTATTTCGAAAGCTTTTTTAAATTCGGCCATACATTTTATTTTTTAAGTAATTCAACAGGTTCATCTTTTGGGTTAAGCTGGCGGCCAATCAATAGTTTTATACTTCCTGAAGGTAATTCAATGAAGTTATAATGGTTTCCATCGCCGCGGCTATCATCCTGGTCGAAAATCCATTCTTTACCGTTTTTATCAATTGCCAGCTTTGCCATAAGGTATCCACCATTCGTAAAAATCGCGTACTGAAGATTTACGGCGCTTCTTCCATACTGCAAACTGTTTTTTAATCAATAATTCGTTAGGTTCGCAAACAAATTTTGAAGCACCTAAAGCATACCAATAAATTTGCGGGGGATCAGTTAATTTATAATTTCCCAAACTATCGGTAAACTGATTGTTTACCTGTTGTATTTTAACTTTTCCGTATTGAGCGGTTCTCACCGGTATTGTTTCGTTACAATAGGCTAAATATTTCTGATATTCGGGTTTATCGGCAACGCGCACGCGTGTTGGTGTGGCCGACAAAAGCAAAATAAATACAAATAGTAAAAAGATATATTTTTTCATTTTTTTATTATTGCGAACCTCTATACCTTATATCGAGCCTTTCGGCTTCGCTATTGTTGTGGCGCATGTAAATTATATCTGAGTTAATCGGCTGCTTAATGGCCTCAATATCACTCAGGTGTTCGTCTTTTTGCAACTGATGATATAAACCCTTTGGCAAAAAATTACGGTATGCTTCTTCGCTTTTTATACATTTTTCAATTTCGCCCGATAAATCCATTTGCTTTGTGGTTAATGGACCCGAAACACCTAAAAAGATGGCAACCATAATGCCGACCGCCCAATATACCGGGCGAATTTTGCGGCTTATTATTTCTTCCATTACTTCCAATTGTGTTTTTTCTGGCTTCTGGTTCATATCTTAATTTTTAAAGAGGTTTTATTTTAAACATTTAACCAATCATTATTGTATGCACAACATGCACCTGTTGTTAATGCAGCCCATGCCGTATTGTCGGTTACTTCTGGTATGGTGTCTCCGTTACGGTATTTGGTTTCGGCAAGGTTATCGGCTAACCATTCCTGAGTACCTATGCAAATAGTACGGTAAATCTTACCATCATTTCCGGTATATGTTCCGGTTTGGCCGTGTGTAAGAGAAGTAGAATCTTTAACAGTACGTTGCCCCCATCCTAAACGTTTATCATTATCTGTATTACCTAAAAATGATGGTATGTTTGCAGCTGTTGTAGAATACATTATAACCTGTACATTGTATCCTGTATATAAAGCCCGATTGTACGACAGCGTTTTTAATTCAGAAAACCCACCATTAGCAAGCCTCTGACCGCATCCACGCCCATTAAAAAAAACTTCATTTGTTGCACTTGTATTTGGACTATTCCAATACGTTGTACCTGTTTGCTTTAATTTACCCCCGGCAATAGACTGACCGCCTAAATAAGTATTTAACGCAGCATATTCTGCATATGTAGGTAAATGCCATCCTGATGCGGTTAAATTTCGAGAATCATAACATGCCCAATTATTATAGAGTAACCCATATTTAATAGGTTGTATCCCCGTTTTTTTTGCGTATGACCAGAAAAAATTCATATTATTTATAGTCTTGCGATCCGTTCCAAACCAAGTATGTACCGTCGTAATACCAACTATACATGTCAATTTTACTGCTACCCGATGTGGTTACTACGTTTGCGGCCGAATAAACCGACGGTGAAATCTTATTTGTATAACCTGCAAAGGTTAATGTATAAACCGTTGAAGGATTTATAATCGTTAGGTTTCCGCTTGTGCCTGCCACTAAATTCGACAAGTTAATGGTTGTGTTGCCCGAAAGAGTTAATCGCGCATTCATACCAGAATTTGCATCCCATGTAACTGCTGTTCCCGATAATGCCTGAACTGAATAATTAGGCTTATGCTTGATGTAATCAGGTTCAGTATCATCGGTCTGAGTCCAGTCGGATTGAACGCGCGAAATATCTTTAGGCTTTCCATTACCCCACAACAAAGCCAAATCCCTTAAGGTAATTCCATCAGTTGAACTTGCCAAACCCAGCTTAAACGTGATATATCCTTCAGTTGCTTTGGGTTCGATATGATCTTCAGAAACCATTATTCCGGCCGCGGTTTCATCAGGATCGAGCGGAGCAACGGCATAAATAAAATGCGCATTGTTATTGGGTAGCGTAATTGTTTCGGCAGCAATTGACCATTCACGGGTGGGGTCGTAATCGTCGGAGTCGTTTTTAATAAAGTCAATTTCGGCGCGCGTTTTTGAATTGAAATTATGCGATATTAAAGATCCTGAATCAACCCGAAGTAAATTAACATCGTCGGTATAATTTGGCGTGAAAAAAGCAGATTTTAAACTAAACTGTGGTGTGCCCGAATCAAAATCGAGTTGATAAGGCGCAATGGATTCTTTTTTATAAACTACCACCGGAACGTTTGTGCCTGGCAATGTATGGTTGTATGATCCTTCCGACGAACGAATCCAATCTAAATCGATGGCGGGGTCGATACTTACAAAACCATCCAGTTCGGGGTGGCGTTCGTATTCGAGGCGCGGGTTAAATTCTTCCGGAACTTCGACGGTAATAACCTCATCGAAAGTGATAATTTCTTCAAGTTCAACATCCATTGTTTCTTCAATAATGTTCCATGTTCCGGTTACGGTATTAAATTTTTTATTGTCGTTTAATGTATGCTGAATGATGCGGTCGAAACCGGTTAAGAATCCGGATATCTGGCCTTTCAATATTGTTTTTGGTACGGCGTATTGATTGGCCATGTACGATGCCAGGTATTCGATATATCGAACCGCTGAAGTACTCCATAATTTAGCCGGGCGGTAAATGTCGCCAGTTCGTAAATAATTACCGTTATCGAAATACAATTCGGCGTATTGATAATCGGGCAAATCACAGGGCAATAAATCAACCGTATCACCTTCGAGCGTGGCGTTTTCGGTAATGTTTACTTTCGTTTCGGCTTTGTCGCTGAACAAGGTTAAATCTTGCGAGTAAATATTCACATACTTAACGGCCAATCCACTGAAATGATAATCGGCATTATCGGCTAAGCGGGTCTGGTAAATGTAAACGGTTAACAGTCCATCTTCGGGTAATTTCGAAGCGGTTATTTTTGTTTCCTGCAATTTCATGTCATCATAAAACTGCGAGGTTTCAACACCTTTAATTTTAATGAATTTATTATCGGCGGCCGCGGTTTCGGGCAACCATCCAGCTTCGGTAAAATACCAGTTACTTCCTGAAAATGTTGCCGATAAAACTACCTTAAAAAATACATCAACTAAAAACGGTTGAATAGATGTTGTACCGGTGCGACGGTAATAACCGATTGGCGCATATTTAACCTCTAAAATAATAGGTGACCAACTATTTAACTGTATTGCCTGACTTACTGACTTGGTTAATGCAATTTGGCGGCCGGTAACAATTCCGTATGAACCCGCTTCCATGTTAACCGCCTTTAAAAATCCGGTTGCGCCGTTTTCAGTCCACGAATCGGTGCCAGCTTTAAAATTGTAATTACGTAAAAGACTATCGCGTTTTCCGAATGTTTGTTTGATTACAAAGTTTTTCCATGCCGGGGTAAATTCCATCGTTAAATTACCGATCGGGAATACATCAGCGGAAGCAATTGTTCCGAGCTGAAGCGTATCAAATGTATATTCGGCTAGTTCTCCGGTGCCATCCGGATTATATTTATAGCGGGTTTTACCAATATCGGCGGCGCGTTCAATCAACCAACGGTTATTGGCCTGAACAATGGTTGTATCTTCGGGCAAAAGTGATTGTAAAACGTCGTAACAATTTTTTCCGGAATGTATTTCGGTTTGGTAATGCAATTGCGCCATTGTGTTGTGATTGGTGGCGCTCATTGTAGTTTCGAACAAATCGACGTTTACATAGTAGCCATCGCCCAAGCTAATTTTATCGAGTATATACCTGATGGCATCAAAGCGGCTTTGCATTCCGGTTAGTTCAAAATCTTCGGTTTTAAGCAATCCCAAACCATCGGTACATAATACTTCAACATCGTAAGGCGGTGCAACGTATGCTTCCGAATACTGATCGGAAACGATAAAGCCAGTCCAATACAATTGCGCGTGCGCCGGATCGCCGAAATATAGCTCTACTTTGTGGCGTTTGTTGTTGCCCGAAAAAAAGTTGGTGTATTCAAAATCGGTGTCGGCCTGAATAGAAAATTCTAAGGATGTGCCGCAAACCTTTTTATCTTTCGACTTACTCATTCGCACATGGCTTGCTCCGATCTTTTTATACGCCGCGCCACCGGTCCATAAATCTTCGTAAATGAAAATTTGGAAATCAGACTTTGTGCGGTCTGTTTCGTAGCGAAGTATATATTTTAAACCGTAAGCCATTGGAATCTTGAATTATGAATTATGAATGTTTTTTTTATTTACAATTTAAAATTTAGCATTTAAAATTAGGTCGTTATTGCGGTGCGTTGGTTGGCTTTGTCGATTACGGCAACAAGCTCTTTTCCCTGGGCGCGTAATGTGCCAACGATGTTAATGGTTAATGGTGCCGAGCGTAAATTTGAAGGACTTGAAAGCGAACCGGTACCAGTATCGCCACCGCCTGATGATGCGGCTGAAAACGAACCTGATGAACCGCCCGACATTGCCGAACTAAGCGAAGATTTTACCCACGAACCTAAAGCAATTAAAGCGATACCACCGGCAATAGCCACGGCAGGGTTTAAGGTTTGCAAAGCTTTTTTGATACCGAGCGCGGCAATACCTGTACCGATGGCAATTTTACCAACTTGTATGGCCATATCGCCGAGCGTTTGACCAACAATAACGCCCAAATCTTTTAACCCACCTGTACCGGCCAGCATGTTTCCGATTGATTCGCCAAAACCAACGGCGGCCGAGTTCATCGAGTCGTTAAATACCTGGGTAAAATCCATTACTTCGGTTTTCAAATCTCCGAATGTGGTTTTAATTTTTGCGGCTGAAGTTTGCAGTTTGTCTATTTGTAACGGTATAACTTCAGGAGCTTTTAGATGTTGGTCAATTTCTAAATTTCCTTTTTTATTGGTTTTAAATTCAAGTTGAACTTTCGCTAAAACTTCCATTTTAGGGTTAAGTTTTTCGCGTATATCCTTTATTTTTCCTTCCGTTTCTATTGCAAGTTTATCAAGTTCGGCTATAAATTTTTCCTTACTGATATTATTTGAATCAAATTCTAAACGCAATGCTTTTTGCTGAAGCAAAGATGATTCTAACATTAAATTTGTTCTATCTACTAAACTTTTTTTCTCATCTTTTGCTTGCTGTTCTTTTAGTTCAGCAACTGCCTTAATTCCTTCTATTTCTTGAGATAAAATTTCTTTACGTAGTGTATTTTCGGCTTTTTGTAATCGTAATCTAGTTTGAATTATTGATTGTTGTTCCTTTTCTCGATTTACAATTTTTTCAATTAATGATGAAAATTGACCAGATAAATCGGCTGATGAAATAGCCATTGTATTAAATTCCTTTTGGGCATCAGAAGCACTTATTGTTCCATTTTTAATTTTCTCGATAAGTTCAAGCCCTTTTTGATCTAAAGCTAATTTTCCAGTTTTTGCATCAATTTGATTCAATGCTGCTGCTTGTTCTTTTTCTGCTAAATCAAGTGATTTTTCTGCCAACTTTGCTTCTATTTCATTTGCTTCTTTTACTGCTTTAAGTCGCTCTGATGGTGCTAAATCAATATTTTTTGTTTTTTCGCGGAGTTCTAAAATTTTAGTTTGTCCAGCTTCGCGTTCAGCTTCAAACACTTTTGAAGCTTTTGATAATGATAAAATTTCAGCTTTTAATTTTCTTGCTAAATCAAATTCTTTTGATATTTCTTCCGTAATTCCTGTAAATGTTGCTTCTAAACTTTTTGCGGCACCTGAAAAATCACCGGTAAATATTTGGAACATAGCCTTTCCAAATGTGGCAACACGATCCATAATAACATTTATTACAGCTCCAATACCAGCCATTGCTACTTTTACAACTTTAGAACCTTCTGAAAATCTTGTAAAATATGCAATTAGTGATCCTAATACAACTACAATAGCCCCTAATCCAGTTGATATCAATGCAAGTTTAACTATTTTCATTGCGGCCGAAAATACAGATGCACCAGCAGCAGAAGACTTTAACCCTAATGAAAATAATGATAATGAATTTTTTGCAGATGAAAGCCCAGATGAAATACCATCGATGTTAACGCCAAACACTTTAGCGAAGTCAGAAAAAGCAGATTTTGCAGAACTGGAAAACTTTTCGGTTGCAACCTTTGCCTGGTCTAAATCCTGTTTAAACTGTTTTGTATCGGCACCAAATCGAACTTTTAGGTTTGTAACTGTTTCGGCCATTGTGTAATTTTGAATTATAAATGTTGAATGTTGAATTGTAACTAAACATTCAAAATTTAAAATTTAACATTTCTAATTTTTTCAGTCGAGCATTGCCATCAACCGGCGGTTGTGTTCTGCGATTTGTTCATCGGTCATGCCTGCGGTTGGTTCGGCTTCGGGTTCGTCCCAGTCGAATTTCCAAAGCTGTTCGGGTTTCATCTTTTTATCTTCCGCCAACTGAATATTTATCAGCGAGGTTGCTAAATTGCGTGTTAAATCGGCTTGCTCTCTGTATTTTCGTTTGTGATGTGTATAAAACTCATCCAACATGCGAAAGAAAGTGCCAACCCTAAACGCGTAAAAATCAACCGAACGAATACCCATTAACGATACCGCTATCGCTTCGAACTTTTCCACTGAAAAAACGGCCGCTTCTTTTTTTTTGCTTCTCCGTTTGCCGCTTCTTCAGTGGGTTTGTCCGTTGCTTTTTCTGGCTTATATTCAACCTGTCGGCGATAAATAAACAACAATTCGCCAACAATAGGCGGTGTTATCATCGCACCAAATTCGAGTTTATTGAACGGAAAAACTTGTTCATCCAATCGGCAACCTTCGCACACCCCGGCATAAATTAACCCGGTTATTTTTGATGGTTTCAGCGTGCGCAAATCATCAACCATTTCGAGGCTAAGTTCTTCGCGTTCCAGAAAATCGGTTATCGCATTCCAGTTGAATTCTACCCGGTAATTTTTACCGTCGATTTGTATGTGGTCTTTTTTCATGGTATGTTTTTTAGGGATTAAGATGCAACAGTTCCGGAAGTCATTGTGCCTGAAAGGCTACATGTAACTGAGAATGTACCAACGTTTTCAGAATCGGTATCTTCTTTATAGTCGGTAATAATCAGGTTACCACTTTCGGTAGCTGCACCAACCGCAAACCCACCATACACAAATGGTAAAATAGTTCCGGATTTGGCGGCTGTACGAAGATCAACGATATCCAGATAACCGGCTTCGTCGGCAGCTTCGTTAACGGCCATTAAACCGCTAATTGAAAAATCGGCGGTATATCCTGTGTTTTCCGACTGGCTTGATCCTAAATCATCTTTGATTAAGGATTCTTTAATTTTCGGCTTAATGCCAAAGCTGTTTGAAGTAACACCAACAACTTTTTTGCTGTTGAGCTTCAGAATGATGTTGTAACCTTTTTGGCGAATCATGATGTGAAATTTTAAATGTTAAATTTTAAATGTGAAATATATTTTGTTGAAGCTTGATTTAAAATTCAGCATTCAACATTTACAATTTATCGTGTGTCGGTATCAAATGTGAAATCGAGATTATTTTGGTATGTTTCGGTTTCGGCATCGAAGGTTACTCCGGTTTCTCCATCGTAAATGGCCGAGTTGATTACACAACCCGAAACAGTACCCAGCATGGCCGAAATGGCAGATTTAACGGCAACTGATTTGGTTTCAAGCGCATCAACATCGTTGTGTATAATGGCGATTGAAACTTTTTGTGTGTAACCGACAATACCATCTTTAGTGCGCAATGGGTTTGGTTCTACCTGATACACACAAAACGGAACGGTGGCCGTTATGTAGCCGATAGCCACGTACGAACTTAAAATGGGTGCCAGCGTTGTTTGTAGTGCATCGAGTATCATACTATTAATTGTTTTCGTTTAAAACTTCGACCGGAGCGTTTGCGCTGTTGGTCTTAATTAGGTTAATGGCATCGCGTACATCGCATAAATTGTAATACTTTTGCGACGATGCCAGTATTTTACCGTTTGCGGCAACAATGCGGAAATGATACTTTTTAAGCATCCACCACCGTTTTATAATTTTGAATTTTAGCATATCGTTTTATTTTTAAAAGGTTCAAATAGTGGAATTGTTGAACTAAATTACTGTATCAATAATTGCCGCTGTAGCTATACCAATTAAATCATAACCTGCTGCCTTCGGATGTAATCCATCTTGATAATAAGTCGTATTTGTGTAATCTGCCAATTCTGTAATTAGATCAAGATCAACATAGCTACCACCAATAGGCATATCTGATTTCATAAGTGAGTTATAATCATTTCTATCTACTTCGTTTGCATAATTTGATGGCAAACAAGTTAGTGCCACAACTTTATAGCCATCTGATACGGCTGTTTGGACATAGGCCTTTAATGCGTTCCACGCATTTGTCGGAGTTATTCCATTATGTAAATCATTGACCCCAATGAATAATACCATAATTTTAGTAGAGGCATCATCGTAGCTTTTGGGTAATGAGGTATATCTTCCTGTAATTGTTGAAATTGTAGCTCCAGACGATCCGTAAGTCCAATTATTTAATATTCTATTGTTGTAGGATTTATTGCAGGCATTAACGATTGGCATTTCTAATCTTCTTTGATTATCGACTGTCATTGAATGCCCTTCGATATATACTGATTTTTGCGGAAATCTATTAAGTGCTTTTTGTAATTTTATAATTGCATTTTGATACAATATGTTGGCAGAATCAGATATTGTAATAATTCTGAAGGCAAGATAACTTACTATATTGTCTGAATAATAAGTGTCTCCCAAATTCCCTCCTATATAAAAATTTCTATTGGGATGCGCACCTGTAACAGCCACGCTATTTATTGCTACCTGTTCTTTATTACCCAACACTTTAACTCCACTGATACTGTCAGCGGTTTGATTTAATTGAAATAAACCAACTCGTTTAAATAAAGAGTGATTAATTGCCAACCCCTTCCAGTAGGATTGTCCGTTCCCAAAATTTGGGCCAACAAAACTCCAGCCCGCTCCTTTTGTTCCTACCTCAATTCTACTCGCATTTGTTGTAAATGATGAATTTACAAATATATCCATGCCACAAGATGTTGGATTGCCAGCAAATTCTGTATAAGGATTAAAAAAAGTATTTGCATAGCTTGTATTCACTCCCGCTGTTCTTATTCCCTTTTCATCATGAGTTATAGTGCCTCCATATACTTGTCTGTAAGCTACGTCTGTATTTACCGGATTAATAAGGTTGTATTTATGTGCAGTTGAATTGCCACCTACTAATGGATAGCAAACTTTTAGTATTGAATTTGCAGGAGTAGCAAAATCAACAAAACCTGATTGAACTGCGTTAATTGCTTTTAAATCCTTAACAAAAGTTGTTATTGCAGATTTCTGAACTGAATCTGTAATTCCTGCCGCCAAAATGAACGCATCTGCATTTGCATCTTGGTTCAAATTTGAGCCTTGTTGTGCGCTTGCTATGCTAATATGATTTCCGATGTGGAGCATTTAAATACTTCTTTTAAGTGTTAAACCAGCGGTTGCATTTGTTTTGATGGCTTTGATTTGATCTGGATTCCAGCCTGGTTGAAAAACTGTTGATATCCATCCAGTGCCATTGGCATATTTTACCTCAAGCGTTACATTGTCGGTACCGTCGTTTTTCAGCAAAAAAGGAACATCGGTTGTTGGTGCATAATCGGCCAAAGCTAAACTGGGTACTTCTTCGGCGTTTCCAACTTGCATTGTGATATTTTCAATTTTGAAATCCATGATCGTAATTTTTAAATGTTATTTTACTGCGTATTTTTGTAAAAACTTTTCGGTTTGTGTCACTAATTCTTTTTGAACAATTTCTTCAGTTTGGCCTTTGGTTTGTTCCCAGGCTTTTTCCGTAAATCGGAGCGGTATAATTCCGCCCTTGCGGTTTGCTGTTTTTGCTTTTCGTTTTTGAATGAACGTGTGCGCCGTGTCGCGGTTGGCTAATGTTCCGTAATTGCGCCAGTATGCTTTAAACCATGCGGGCATGTAACCCGATCCGGTGCGGAAACCAACTGTAATAGATGCACCCTTACCGGCTTTTATACCAATGGCTTTGGCGGTTTCGCCGGTGTCTTTCGGTGCCGATGTTTTCAATACTTGAATGAACGGTTTGGCGGCTTTCCTGAATGCGGCCTGAATTGGTTTTTTGGCGTACTGTGCAGGCAACTTGTTTAATATTTCCTGAACATTTTCTAAACCTGTAAATTCAATTGTGACTGGTTGGCGCGCCATTATTTTATAAATACCCTCCAGCTGAAGCAGGAGGCAATTGATTAATCAAAAACTTTTTCGGCTCTTACAACCATAAAGCGGTGGTTTGCATCGGGTGTAATTGCTGTAATGTTGTATTCAACTGTATTCCAAATTAGCCTGAAGGTGTTTAAAACTCCGCTGTCGCAATGGCCCGTAATTGTTAAAGCTCCGGGCGAGTTAAGGCGGTCACCTTCTTTGCGTTCTTCGTTGGCCGATTCTTCAATTTTTACCAAAGCTTTGCGGTAATCGGTAAATGTTTCTTTTACCTGACCTTTGCCCGACATTGCCGCGGCTGGTTGCCGAAACATGATAAGCTGGGTAAATTCACCAATACTTAATTTGTCTGCCATAGCCGGTATTGTCTTAAAAGGTTAGTACTGGCTTTGGGTAGATTTTCAACAGAGTCAATAGGGCTTTCGTACATTTTACCAGCTATAAGAATAATGGAGGCTTTGATAAGTGCAGGCACGGCGGCGGCGTTGGCATAACCGGCATTGAAGCGGATTTGCAAAGCATCTGGCCGATCGTACAAAACAAAATCGCTTAAAAATTGAATTATAGCCGGGTTAGTAGATGAAACGATATAATCGGTATCGGCAACTAAAGTCTGGAGTGCGTTGTTTGCATCGTAGTATTTAACTGAAACAATGCTGACAAATGGCGCTTTACTGATTTTGAAATATTCGTAATATGTATCGGTTTGAAGCTCCCAAACGGCAGGCATAAACTGGCGGCCGGTGAAACGTTCGGCATAATCAACAGCCGATGCGATGTACAGCTCTAAAATGGCATCCTTTTCGGTGTGAAAAATACCAATGTTGTTTTTTAGTTCTGAAACTGTTACTGGCTGTGCTGTGGCTGGTATGATTAAAATATACATTTTTTACGATTTAATTTGAGATCCTGAAATAAATTCAGGATGACTGGTTAAACAGGTGCGCTGATGTATGCAATAATTTCGGCGGCTAATTTTTTTCCAACGCCTTTTAGTTCGGTTAACGATCCGGTAATTTTATGCACATCTTCAATGGTTTTAATTCCGGAGTTGTACAAAATTGTGCGACCTGGTAAATCATCGGGCAATTCGCTATCGTCACCTTCAGTTTCAGGAACAAGTATGGCGTAACCTTCGGAAACTAACCACGAAGCTTGTTCGGGTTTTAAGTCGGCCGAATCGTTTTCGAAATAGGCGTACCCGTGTGCAGGTTTTTTGAATTTTATTTTCATGATTTCTTATTTTTCATGTCCGCCAGCTAAAGCAGGCGGCAATTGATAATCGTTTAAAAGTTCTATTAAAACCTTCCGGAGAACGAATTCTCCGGAAGGAAAAACAAACCCTATATGAAAAAAACCAACACTATGCGGTTAATGCATCTTTCATTGCGGCAAAAGATTCAACATTTGCCAAAGCAACGTCGTGGAAGGAATTAAGAACAACTTCAACATCACCAACTTTTTTCAGTGAATATGGGTCAACAATCATGTCGTAACCACCCCACTGACCGATGATCATGTCGTTCCAATTTCCAAATATGATAGCTGAACAAACACTGTCTGAAGTACCTTTTGTAAGGTTTGATGGAACGGCATTGGTAACAGCGGCATTGTATCCATTGATTGAATTACCATCCCAGATATATCCTGAAACACCTGAAGCTTTTAATGTTTGTTTGAGTTTTCCGCGTACTTTAGCGTTAGTCAAATAAGCCAAAGCGCCTAAATCAGCGTTATCAATTGCCACCTGTGTTTCAAGATCAACCAGATGCGCCCAAGTAGCAGCCAAGCCATTATCGCCACCGGCAACAGCACCAATTCCGCTGGTATTAATTACACCAGTTGGACCGTTTGTTGCTGAATTAATTGCGGCAGTTTCAATACCATTAGCATGTGCTTTCAATAACTCATTACGGAGTAACATTTCAATACCAACAGATGATTGATTGAGTAATTCAACAGAATAAGCACCACAAACAGCCATACGTTTTGGCGACATTGTTTTCTTTCCTACGGCCATTTTAGTAGCTGATACTGCACCAGCTTCAGCCGCCCATGTTGCTGTAAAAGATCCACCGTTTACTAAAGGAAGATTTCCAACCAAACCAGTAATGAACCTAGCGCCTAACTGAACTAATACTAATCGATTACGGAGTGCATCAATATAAACCAGCGGTTCTTCCTGAACAAGGTTACCACCATCGGCGGCAGTTGTTTTATTCTGGCCAGCTGATGCGCGAGTCATTCGTGCATTTTCCAAAACAACCATAGGAACGCCAATGCCTTTAATGACTTTACTTGACAAAGAAGCTTCGCGAACAGCTTCCTGATGCATTTCTGCTTCAAAGCCTTCAAGGTTACCATTACGGTTTACAAAATCGGCAATTGCCTTACGGAAAGAGTAATTTGCAACTTGTTCGCGTTCTTTTTCGCTTAAGCCATTGGAAGCAATGCGACGGTTACCGGCTTCGAGCAATTCGGCATCTTCAAGCTCGTTAACAAGGTTTCTAACTTCAGTGCGGAGTGTCATTAACTCGGCATTCTGTTCGTCGGTGCGCTGGCCGTTGTTGGCTAGGTCGGCAAATTTACTTTGCTTACCGGCGAGATCATTTCTAATTTCATGAATCTTTCTCATTTTTAAAAAATATTGATTGTTAATAATTAGCCGTTAAGGCCAGCTTTGTTTGTGCAATTAAAATCATGTCGTTATCGCTGTCGCGGGTGGCGGCAGTTTCATCGGGAACAATCGGTTCGGTTTGATCTTCAGGTTTATTGTCGTTATCGATTTCGACTTCAACTTTTATAGATATTCCGCGTTGCTCTTGTTGACTTACTGAGCGGGTTTCGAGCAACTGGATAACATCACCAACAGTCATTGCTTCGATATCGGAGAAACGGTACGAGCCGCCCAATTGTCGGTAGATGTAATTGATTGCGTTTGATGCCTGATCGCGCATGGAGCGTTTTAATGCATCGGGGTTTGATGGTATGTTTACAATCGAGAATTCGAGTAATTCCTGACCGGCAAAATAGTACGTTGGGTTTATTCCGTTTTCGGCTTCGTCGTTCATACCGAACTGGCCGCGGCCAATTGGATTAAAACCAACCGATGTGGCTTTGAGTGTGCCAAACAATACTTTCCTAAAAATCTTTTCGGCCAGCGGGTTAATTTCGGCGGGTTCGAAAGTTACCGAACCAATTAACTGATCGCCTTCGATCCATGCGCGGCCTACGCCGATAACCTGATCGGGATCGGGAGCGTTACAAAGATCGCCACCATACACATTATGCTGATAACCTACAATACCGTTCGCATTGAAACGGTCGAGTTGCCAATTTTGTACGGATAGTACGGTGCCGTGGCGATCTTTTGTATTGTTAGAAATAACAAATTCGATTGTGCGCGATTCTTCGGCATTGCTTGGAATTGCCCTAACTTCGCCAAATGTGTATTTTTCAGACATTGTTATCGGTGTTTTGATTGTTTGATTGATTACTTTGATCGAGTTGGTTAAATTCCTGACCGGTAATTAATAGGTTTGCAGGGTATAAATAGTCATCAAGTCCTTCTTTTGGATCAAGATTTTCCATTATTCTGGCTTCATTTCGGCTTATATATCCATCCTGAATTCCATAATGGTAATAAAGCGAACGTGTGCCGATTGCTCCGCGTAGTAAACCATCTAGGTTAAATTTTACGCCGATTTCTTCGGTTTCCGATTCGTAGAATAGTTTTGTTTCCAGTTCTTCTTCGATGCGCTTAACCGTTGGGCGAAGCGAATATTTCACGAACTGTAAATCCTGATGTTCGATGTTTGAAAACGTGGACCGGCTAAGCTCTGCCAACATGTGAGGCGGTAAATTGAAAATTCGCGCAATATCCTGAATTGAAAATGTACGCTGTTGGATAAGTTGTGCGGCTTCGGGCGAAATACTGATTGGTTTATATTTCAATCCCATTTCGAGAATCGGCGTTTCGAAGTTTTTAAACTCCGACATGTGTTTCATTATGCCCTGGTATTCGGCATCGCCTAAAAATTGATCGGTTTCATAAACTCCCTTATGGTGGCCACCTTTAGCAAAAAATTCGGTGTTGAACTTTTGCGCGGCTAATCCTAAACTAATGGCTTCGGCTGAATTACGGATTGGGTCGATTCCCCACATGCCATCTTTTGTAGTGAATAACTTGAAATGCAACATATCATCAGCCGAATATGTACCGGCGAATTGACCGGTTACTTTGTAGTAAATTTTTCGGTTGACAATGGTTGTGGTGCATTCGGATGGATGAATATGCCAGATGTTTAACGGATCGCCATTGCTTTTGCGTTCGATGTAGGCTGCAGCATTTCCCCAGCCATCGAGGTTGGCGTTCATGTATTCCCAAAACGTAAAAGCATTCATCAGCGAATTTGGTTGCCGATGAATTAAGCGATGTACTGGATGATTGTGCAGAACTTCGCGCTTTCCGTCTTTTTCGCGGATAACTGATTTTGGAAGCGATGCAATGTTTTCGGAACGTATGCGGATAGCAGCAAAAACGGCGGTAAATTTTAAAGCGGTTTCGTGGTTGACATTTACGCCACTGGTTAAGGAACGTAACTGGCTAAAATCGGGTTGATACGAGTCGATGGGTTGAACTGTATAACCTCGCTTTTGAGCAACAAATTTAATAGTTCTATCAACCAAGTTCATACTAAATAGATTTTACTCTACAAAGTATGAAAGTATGTTTTAAAGCATCAATACGACATTGTCGTATTTTATACAACATGTTTTTTAAAAATTGGGCATAAAAAAACCTTACCCGCGGCGTGGGTAAGGTTTGAAAGTTATTGAAGCATCATATCAGGTGTACGCACTTTCGAAATCAGGTTATTTGAAATATGGGTATAAATCATGGTTGTTTTTTGGTTTTTATGGCCAAGTATTTTTTGAATGATGGTTAAATTTGTGCCAGATTCGTAAAGATGTGTGGCTGAACAATGGCGGATTAAGTGTGGATAAACGCGCTTTTTTATTTTAGCCAGTTCAGCATATTTTTTAATAAATTGCTGTATAGATGTGGCCGAATATTGATTGGAAAACTGGCCATTAAACAAATAATTTCGTGGTTTTTCTTGTTTAAAATAGGCGCGCAATGCTTTTAATGTGGCATCGGAAAGCGGAACTATACGATCTTTTTTGCCTTTTGCCTGGCGAATATGTATTTGCATTAAGGATGAATCAACATCTGAAATTTTAAGGTTTATAACTTCACCTTCGCGCATTCCGGTTGAATAGAATAAAAATAGAATGGCTTTGTGCTTCAGATTTGTACAGGCGGCAAATAATCGGCGTATTTCATCAGTCGAAAGTATATCGGGCAAATGTTGTTCGGGTCGCGGATACTGAATGTATTTTAATTTTAACGGATCTTTTATTACAAGCTCGTAAAATCTTTTTATTGCTCCGATTCGTTGTTTAAGCAATGCATGTGATGAAGATTGGCGCAAATAGTTTTTAATTTCTTCTTCAGTAATTAAAATCGGATGTTTATAAAAGTGCATAATAAACAAACGAACTATTCCGGTATAACATTTAATGGTATGGTAACAGTAGTTACGAAGCTGCAATTCAGCTTCGTAACTGGCTAAAAGTTTTTTCATAAGTGTTTGGTTTTAAGTATGGTTTTGTATAGGGATACGTTAGTTGCAACCTTAATGAACATCGTACACAAATCCAAACTCGACTTTAACTTTTGAGTTTATTTTTGCTTCTAACAACTGAATATCTTCATTGTGTTTTTTCGAAAATTCAGCAATCATAGTGCTCATTAATTCAGGAGTTAAAATTGTAAATACGTTTTCATCAGTATCAATGTCAGTTTTGCTTTTAGTGTTTGAAAATAAGTACATTTCATCATTTTCAATGTAATGATAAAAGTTTTCATTACCTATCAATTCTTCGCACCAAAGCATTGATTTATCTGGTACTTTTTGTGCTATAATTTCTTTTCCACAAATAGGGCAAAACTTATTTTTTTTATGGTTTTCATGTTTGCCACAAGTTTTAATTTCACGTTCATAATTCTCATATTGCACTGGAATTTTAATGAACGGCTCTAAGTGAATAATTCTGTCTAAGCCCATAATATTGTTTTTAAAAAATTAATAATCAAAGATATAAAAGGCAGCAACTAACACGGTATATAAAAAATAGCCCATGAAAGTTTTTCGCATTGTTCAAAGTTCGTAGTTGGGCTACTTTTCATATACCCAACGTTATGGCGCAGCTAGTCGGTAGTAATAAGTAAGTCCGGTATCAAATGGCATTGCGTTTAATCCGGCTTCGACAATTGACCCGTTTTTGATTAAATTATCGGTTACTTTTTGAGAGAAATCGCCACGATCATTCCATTCATCATCAAATAAAGATGAATAATATGGATTGTAGTTTTTAATGAATCGCTGTTCTGGATCACGTTTTAAAAATGTAATTACCTGTTTTGAACTTAATTTTTTCATTGATAATTTGATTTTAAAATGAGTAATAAAAACCGACACCATAACTTTCGCTATAAGTCAAGTCGGGTAGCCGTGGTTTGCAATCGTTCAAGGTACTTGTAACATCTTCGCTGACAATAATGTACATCGGTATCAAACCCGCCCTGCTTATAGCTCTCAGCGTTATCGCCAACTATACGGCGGTATCTGAAACCATTTTGCGAGCTTCATTAATTGCTTCATCTAAGAAGTCATTAAACTGACCTTTTGATATTTCAGTCAGGCGGGGAATATCCTGCAATTGAATTTCGTAATCATCAGTATGATTAATCCTCAATCTGCCACTGTCGTATTTTCCGCCAGTAATTTTCAGGCAATTAACGTAAATGTAGTTCTCTGCCATATAGCCCAAGCTGGTAATCAAAATAGATGTAGTTCCGGCCAATCTGTAATATTTTCCAACAAGGAATTTATAATCATTCAATCCTTCTTGTTGCAGCAAATTTTCAAGAGTTCTAACCTCTTGTTTTTTCTCTTTGATTTGTTTTAAAATGTCTTCGATCATTTGAATTTATTTAATTGATTAATAAATAGCTGGACGATAACTTGCACTACCCGTCAATTGCCGCAGGTTGGTTTGCGAGCCTTTCAGCCCGCATTTTCTTCATTCTAATTTGACAGGAAAACTCTACGCATCGGCAACTGCGTGTAGTTTTCACCGTTATAAACCATTTAATTGCGCTACCGCTTGTGACCATTTCGTTTAAGCATTTTATCAAAGTGTTTGATTCTTTTGGTCATTTCATCATCCCATTGTGGCAATCCAGAATCATCGCCACCTGAACCATACATACTTTCAATAACTTCTATTATCTCAATTAATGAGTTTATTTCGAGTTCAGTAAATTCAAGTTTTATTCTTTTCGACATGATAAAAACGGTTTATAACAGCTAAATACCCAAAATGCGGGTTTTGTCGCTGACAATATTGTTTAATTCTCTGTTTATCGTAAACGGTGCTGAAACTGAATCGCTTCGATTTCCCGCACTTCGTGTATTTGCGGCACGTTATGGCGTAGTTTAAAAAGCCAGCAGACACGACAGAATTATCACAATGACAATGTTTGCCCAGTTGAAAAATCTGACATTGTTTTGCCAAGCTCTATCTCTGACAAAGTTTCGGCAACCATCAAAATACATATAGAAAGGTGCTGAAATTATGGCAAAAGGCCATTTAAGAATGAAAGTATATAGGCTGTAAATAAAACCAAATACCGGAAGGGAAAATCTGTTAAGCAAAACGGATTTTTTAGGGCTTTTCCAAATCATTACGTCACCTTCATTGTCGGTAATAAAAGCGTTCAGGTAATAACAATAATTGTTTGTCTTTGTGTTTTTGATAACGGTATAAAGTCTACGCTTAAATCCGTAAATTGACATTTCAAAATTGTGTAATCTTTTCATTTATTGAGTTTTTCGTTATTTGACACGTTCTCGAAAACCGCGACCATAACATGTTGCTACCCGCAAGTTGGGTAACTGGTGGTTTGCAGTCGCATTCTGTACCTGTTTTGGCGGCTCTGACAGAAAAGGAATCCGGTACTTATCCCAACCTGAACGTGTAGCACAGTACCGTT